CCGAATTTCGTTGAGCCAATTCGATGGGCTGAGTCCTTCGATCGAGCTAGAGAGATGTTCATCGAGGCCGGGGTAAGTGTTCAACGGATCCCAATGCGAGGACCGATTAATCCCGCTCTGGCCGATGACGGAAATATGGAGGACGAATTAACAGGCAATGGGTTGCCAATCTCTGACGCATAGTTATGCTGGCTTGCATTGTGAATGCTCTATCTTGCATGGATGCCTGAACTTCAACTTGGCCAAAGAGTTGTCCATTCGTCCGATCGACGATATGGCTGGATCATTGGCCAAGTTGAGAAGACGGGCTGGAACAAGGCATTGGTTCGCATTGCTGTTGAGGGCTCCACTCGCTTCGAGTATTGGCCTCTGACAAGAGTCGTGCTACGCCCACTCGCTGAACAACTTGTCGGCATGGGTGGCAGTTACGAACCTCCAAAAGGATTTCCGCTGAACAACTAATGACTAAATCAACTAAAGAAGTCACCTGCTTTTCTGTCGGTGATCGAGTGCGCGAACGTGCCAACCTGAAAGAAGCATTCGGACGAGGACTATTACCTGCGGACCCAAAGACAGGACAGAAGCTTTACTACACGAACGCCCGCGTAGGCGAGATAAAAGAAATTGTCGAGAAAAAAAATAGGTCTGGATCTCGTATCCAATACCTAAACATTCTCTGGGATGGGTTTAAAACTCCGTCCACACATATGCGTAATCGAGTAACCCTTATCGAAACTCGATAGGTTCTAGGAAAGAACACTCACCATGGCGCAGTGGCCTATTCCTCCAGACCTTCATTCTCGTATTGAGGGTGGGCCTATCTGTCCATTCACGGAGCATTCACTTGGCTCCAAGGATGGACGTGTGCCGCGCTACGACGATAGCCATGCCTGTGTTCGATGCATCAGCGCATTGACAGAAGGGCGGCTATCTCTTGATGTGCATAAGATCCACAAAACTCATAGGCGCAGATTCCTGGAGTTCTGGTCTTTCGTTGACATCGACACGGATGACCCAGATGCTTGCTGGCCCTGGCGCGGGCTGTACCATTCTCGATCCAATTCCAGTTATTTCTCAATCCCAAGGCACTGGAATAAGGGTCGTCAATACAGCGCACCAAGAGTTGCATGCTGGTACTCGTGGGGAGATATTGGTCGATTGCCGTTGAAAACTATTTGCGGTGATAACAACTGCTGCAATCCGCTACATATCCGTGTTCGTGGCGTGCCGCATTATTATCACAACCGACACATGGCGCTGGTGGACTTAGAGTTCAATTCTCATAAGTTGATTCATGAGACTCAATCATTCCTTGAGGTCACACGAGATAAAGATCCGAAGAACTTTCAGCGCATGGAAAAAAGTAATAAGCTCTGGATCGACTTCCGGCTACTGGCTGATGGGCCACTAGATGTCAAGGAACTTATAGATAAACATTTAGCAGAAGAAGAAGCCTGATCACTTGCGTCTCATCGGCCAGGTGATATGCATTGCACATACAAGTAGAAAAATAAGGCAGAATGGATAAACGATAGATAACATCAATGAGCGATCAATTAAATAGCGAGGCCGAAGAGAAGGACTCTAAGAAGAAAGGAACTCTAGAAAAGATCAAAGACGCCATACTTCCTGACGCAGAAGAACAAGGTGCCATCATCTCAACGATGGTTCGTATTGGCGTTCTTGTCTGGTCTGGTGGTATCTTAACGCTCAACTATGTAACCATCCCAGGGCTTGCTCAACAGAAGATAGATCCAACTTTCATAGCGTCGGTTTTTACTGGAGTCCTGGCTAGTTTTGGTATTCAGACAGCCTCTAAAAAGGGCGATGGCACTATGAAGATGGCGGAAGAAGAGAAGAGCCAAGTCTCTAAAAAAGACATGGAAGAACTTATCGAAAGAGCCACGACTTCAGGTCCAGCGCAAGTGATCCGGGTAGAACAAGGACCCATTAGGATTATTGGTGCGACTGACGAAGATAGCCCTCCTCCATATAAGATGTAATTAATAAGCCAAGTACAATGCATCCCGGTCAATATGTTCAACTAGATCCGTCTTCAGCGTGGATCCCTACTCCCTCGGCTCACGACTTCAAGAGATCGGCAAATAGTAATAAACGTTTCGCTGGACAGATTTTCTCAGGGGAAGACCTTAGTGCTGTTCTCGGCATGGCACTCGGGGGCGTTGCGGTAAACAATATCGCCCATGATCAAATGGACGAAATTGCTCAGGATGTTAAAGATGCAAGAGAGAATTTTAATTCTCTAATGCAGAACAAGCCTCAAGCAGCTGCTGCCTATACTCAGCTCTTCACTAAACCTATGTCAGGTATGGATCATATTATTGTTGGAGGGATTCTTGACGGATCTATACCCCCTCCAAAAGATATGAATAATATTGGTGCTGATTCGAAAGAAGGGGAAGATGCCATTCTTTTAGCATTGAACATAAGGGCAAATGATCCAGAGCTAGGTAGCTACCTCGGGCATCTTTCCAGGATCAGTACCAGTATTACAGCTAAATCACAGAAGGCACGATACGACAAGCAAGATGTCGAGCGTGCAATTGAATCTGGTGCAGGGGAAAGTCCTATTCCTGCTGCAGCGGGGATGATGCTCGGTGGGACTGCTGGATATCTAGCTCATAATCATCTGGCCAAGCGCTAATGACTGAATCACTCTCACTTGACGCAACTCAAGAGACAAAACTTGTTGTCTTACAGCTCAAAGTTGAACGACTAGAAGAGAAACAAGCTGAGAACCTGGAGCGAATTCGTGCGAACGAACGCTGGATCTTCGGTGCCGCCGCAGTAATCGCAGCAGGGACAACACTTCTTGGCCTGCTTGCTCAAATCTCTAAGGCTTATCTTTAGGCCTAGATATCATTAAGTAAGTAAACGTACTTATCGTCTGACATGAAATGGTCTTTGGCGGCATTGTTGCTCGCTATTGCAGCACCAGTGCAGGCAGATATTGTCCACAAATTATCTCATTCAACGCAGCTAACCGTAGATGGCGCAGCTTCTGCCGCTGTAAGACAACCGTCTACATATACAGTTAGCGGCTCCAATGTCAAGGTCAGCACAGGCGCTGCCTTCGGTGGATTGACTGCCGGTTCAGCAACAGCAGCGCCGACAATGAAGGTCGGAACCTATGAGGTGAACACAGCAGGGCAAGCCTTTAGCTTTTCCGAAAGTTATAATCAAGGCGATGCAATTAATGCCATCGGATCTGGCAGCACTGTGACCAATGGTGTTGTTCCAAGCCTGCCTGCATACGGCAATGTGACTACTTCAAGTGGTGGCGTGGCAGGCAACCTCGCGGGCACGATCACATCCGCAGCTGGTGGAACAATTTCGTTAACTGCTGGTGGTGCAGGTACAACGGCCATCGGTCAATACACCTCTGAGTTAACCGTTTTAGACTAAATTCAAACTAAAACTATGCCTAGCAATGATAAACGCGAAGCCCTGCTAGAGGCTTTGCAAGCTGTAGAACATCTAGGCAACTCGTATCTGGTTGATAATATTCGCCAGGAGATAAAAGACCTAGAGAATAGTAATACATCGAGCCTTACATCTCAGACAATAACTGAGAGGTAGCTTCCATGATCTCACTACTACTACTGCTTAATATTTTTGCTATCTACGCCATTCTTGTAGTGCTTGGTGTCGCCGTCAAAATGGCCTGTGAAAAAGCCCGTCCGAACGATCCAAGATGAAAACTAGGCTGCTACTTGTTCTGTTGTTACTGAGCCCGTTACCTGCTCAATCAGTTCCGGTGGTCCCGAATTTCTCACAGGGCTCAATGACCAGCCGTACTGAACAAAAGACTAAAGTATCTGAAGTAATCCTTTCGACTGATTACGCAACGGGCTGGCAATACACTGTTACTGGAACTAATGTCCAGCCAACAGGCGGATCGTTAACCCCTGGCACTGAAGACATTACACACAAAATTGACGGCCAAACCTATAAATGGAAAGGACTGAATCTGAATCAGAAACCAAACTGGAGCATCGTTACTCCAGGCGGTGGATTTCAGTTCTCAGAAAGTTACAGCGGGCCAGGCCTGTCCAACGTGACCCAAGTGATTCGAGACACAGAGATCGAATCGATAACAGAAACTACCTCTGTATTCCAGCAGTAATTATTAGTGTGCTGGCGTTATTGCCCCAGCCTGTACGTGCTAATGGTGATGTTGGCGGAGTGTCTGCGACTGCGAACCCAGTGGCGACCTCATCGGGCTCAGTCACCAATCAGGCTATCCAAGTCCTTCAAGGCCCATACACAACCAACACCTACGGCAATGGAATCAGCTGCCAAGGGCCAACGCTAAATATCTCACCATATGGCAACAAGTCCTTGAGCTACGCCTTGCCCTATGAGGACTACTACAACACTCCTGTCTATTCAACAATGGACGCTGATGATGACGGATATATCGACGACCCTGGGTCAATTGTTTATAACGTTCCGACAAGGACCGGCCAAAAAGACAACCACAGCTGGAGCCTAGGTGTCAGTGCCACGATCTCATTCCCCATGGATGGATCACTGCAGCGCCGATGCAAAGAGGCAGCAGACGCCAATATCGCAATGATGAAGCAGTTGACAGCAAATAAGCGGCTGGACTTCGAACTAGCCCGACTGAAGAATTGTGCTGACCAGAAGCTGAGGGGTGTGTCCTTCCACCCGAAGTCTCCCTACTACTCAGTGTGTGCTGATGTCGTAGTTCAGATGCCAC